GGCACAGTACAAACTAGAACATCTAATCCTGTGCCTAGAGGCGTTGCAAAGATAGGTGATCCACTTGCATTTTTATACGAGTGGCCTGGTATGGTGGGTCCATTACCAAAACTTGCAGACTGTACAAATGGTGTAGGTGTAATCAATACAGCACCTGAAGTTGATGGTGTCGTAAGACGAGTGCCATTGTTGATGAAAATAGGTGATGAAGTTTATCCTAATATGTCAATTGAAACGATACGAGTTGCAGTAGGCGATCCTAGTTATCAAGTAAAAGCAGACAAATTTGGCGTAACTGCCATGAGAGTGCCTGGTTATGATACTATCAATACAGACGCAAACGCAAGAATATGGTTAAGATGGAACAAAGAGTTTAAAACAATATCAGCTGCAAATGATGATTTTTCAGAAGCTGCAGGCACCACAATTATAGTTGCCTTGACAGCAGAGGGATTATCTAGTGTAGTTGCAACACCAATAGGTGAACAATATGATTATGTCATATCTGCTAATTCACTACAAACAATACTAGATGGTGAAACAGTCAAAAGATATGATTCTCTTATAGAATTAATTGTTGCATTTACATTAGGTTTTGCTATGATTATTGTCGTGAGATATTTTGGTTATGGTATCATAGCCGCTGCTATCTTTTTTGTGTCAATTGGTTTACCAGTTTACACAGATTTATTTTTTAAACAAGGTTTAGTATTAATAGATTTTACATGGGTATTACTAACATTTTTATTAGTTGCTTTTCATTCTACATTTTTAAGATTTATATTAGAGTTTAAATTAAAACAACAAATACGAAAACAGTTTGAGAAGTATCTAGATCCTAGACAAGTAGCAATCTTAGTAAAAAATCCAGAGAAACTAAAATTAGGTGGTGAGAGAAAAGAGATGTCATTCTTGTTCATGGATATTGTAGGTTTTACACCGATATCTGAACACTATAAAAACAATGATGATCCTGAAGGTCTTGTAGAAGTTATCAACGACTATCTAAATCGTATGTCAAAAATAGTATTAAAGAATGGTGGCACGATAGACAAATATATGGGCGACTGTATTATGGCATTCTGGAACGCACCACTTGATTGTGAGAATCATGCTGAGATGGCAGTCAAAACTGCTATTGAATGTGCTGAAGAAACAGACAAAATTAAAGCAGAGTTCAAAGAAAAAGGACTACCTGATATCAATATAGGTTCTGGTGTTAATACTGGCACTTGTATTGTAGGTAATATGGGTAGTGAAATGAGATTAGACTATTCAGTCATAGGTGATGCAGTAAATTTAGCTGCAAGATTAGAAGCACAAACTAGAAACTATAAAGATGATAATGGTAAGGTAACACCTTTATTATATCCGTCATATACACAAGAAAAACTAAAGAATATCAAGTCAGTTGAAGTAGATAAAATCAAAGTCAAAGGCAAGGAAGAGTTAATTACTATCTATAAACCCATATAAATAGTAGCATGGCAAAGACTGTATTTGATAGAATACTAGACACTACAACAGGTCCTAAATCTTTTGATTACTATAAAAAAAGAGTTCAAGAGATTACATCACCTGGTGCTCGTGCATTGATAAATCGAGGAAAGGCAACTATACGACCTAAGTATGGTGTAATGAACTTATTTGGTTATGACCCTAAATTCAAAGAGACATTACCTTTATATGATAGATTTCCTTTGATCTTTCCTTTAGAACCTGCGAAGGGTGGTTTCTATGGTATCAATTTTCACTATCTACAACCTGGTGCAAGAGTAGCATTTTTAAGACAACTACAAAGATTTGCCACAGATAAAAATTATGATAAGAACACAAGATTTAATATAGGAGAGTTGTCAGGTAGATACTTTAAAAAAACTATCAAGAGATATTTGTTTAATCAAGTGAGAACATCATTTTTAAATATAACAGCTGATGAAATGGCAATCGCAATATTTTTACCAGTTGCAAGATTTGAGAAAGGACAACCATACTAATGGCAAGAGCAAAACAAACTGAATCTCTATATCGTGAGAGTGCGCCTAAGAGAACTACAATTGGTAGAGGTAAGATTAAAACTTCATCTATGAATAAACATAAAAGAAGAACTTATAAAGCATATAACGGACAAGGAAAGTAATGGCAATTTTTAGAGCAGGTAAACGAGTAGGACCTTTTGATATAAGAGTAGGTTTTCCTAGAGATAGGTCTTATGAACGAATAGATTATCCTGCAAACTATACAAGAGCGAATACAGACAATACGATAGGTCGTTTTCGTGCTATGATGGGAAGAGCTCAAGGTTATGCTAGACCATCAAGATTTGCTATAAGAGTTTATCTACCAACAAATTTAAGTAAATTAGCAGGATTAAGGACTGGTGGTACTACAGCACCAGGTCAAGAAGGTGGTGCTCAACCACTACACCCTAATGCAAACACACTTCAACAACTATCTTCACAAATGGGTCAACAAGTAAATGTTCATTGTGAATCTATATCAATGCCTGCTCATGATTTACAATCAGAAACAATAGATCACTTTGGTCCGCCTAGACAAATGGTTACAGGTCACGGGTTCACAGGAACAATAGGTGCGACTTTTTATGGTGATAAGTTTTTAAGAGAAAGACACTTCTTTGAAATGTGGCAAAAGATGGCAGTAGGTATGGTCAATCATAAAGCAGGTTATTATGATGATTATGTTGGTAAACTACAAATTTTTCAATTAGGATCAGATGATGAAAATGGTGATAGAGATGTACCAACTTATGGTATAGAAGCAATAGAATGTTATCCTGAAACAGTAAGTGCGATTGAATATAACTATGGTTCTACTAATCAATTAACAAGAGTTACAGTAGGATTTCAGTACAAACAATGGCATAATTTATCTACTGATAAAATAGCAGGTATAGAGTTTGGACAAGATGTTCAAACACAACATGAGATAGCACAACCAAACAGAGGATTATTTGGTGCCTTGCCTCCTGAAATACAAAGAACAGGAAGAGATGTATTTAATTCGGCTAAAAACCAAGTACCAATAGGAAGACTATTTAAAGGGAAATTATTCCCACCGTTTTTCTAATATACATAATTTTATATAATAAAGGAGAATAAATTATGGCACTACCAAAACTGAATACTCCGACTTATGAGTTGGAAGTACCTAGTACAGACGAAAAAATAAAGTATCGTCCGTTTCTAGTAAAAGAAGAAAAGATTTTATTGATGGCAATGGAATCTGGAAAGAGTGAGGATGTTGTACAAGCAGTCAAAGATATTGTGTCTGAGTGTACTTTTAATAAATTAAATTTAGGAACTATGCCTATGTTTGATGTAGAGTATATATTTTTAAATATACGAGCAAAATCAGTAGGTGAAGTATCTAAATTGAAGTTGTTATGTCCTGACGATAAAAAAACATATGCTGAAACAGAGGTTAATTTGACAGAGGTTCAAGTACAAGTTGACGAAGGTCATACAAATAAAATTGAACTGACAGATGACATGGGTATGATAATGACATATCCTACCATAGATTCTTTTCAAGAAACTGGCATACAAAATGTAAATGCTAGTAATATGTTAGAAGTAATTGGTTCTTGTATTTTACAAATATACGAGAACAATGGTGAAAAAGTCTATCAAGCAAAAGATCAGACTAAAAAAGAATTAAACGAGTTTATTGAACAGTTAAATACAAAACAGTTTAAAAAACTTCAAAAGTTTTTTGATACTATGCCTAAACTAAAACACACTATTAAGGTAAAGAATCCTAAAACTAAAAAGACGAGTGATATTGTATTACAAGGACTAAACGATTTTTTCGCATAGCCCTTTCACATGATAGTTTAGAGAATTATTATAGCACAAATTTTTCTCTAATGCAACATCATAATTACTCTTTGAGTGATCTTGAAAATATGATACCATGGGAAAGGGAAATATATGTTGATATGTTAATAACTTATATTAAAGAAGAAAATGAAAGAAGAAAACAAGAGGAAGCAAATAGAACATGACCGAAACTAAAAAAGTAAATCTAGAGTTAGAGATAGATACATCTACCGTTGATTCTAGTAAGAATAGATATCAAGGTTTGATAGACCTTGCAAAAGCAGTAGATAGTTGGCGAATATTTCCAAGAATATTCATATCAACATATATTTTTCTATTGTATAAAGTAACAATATGGTTTATGAATTTAGAAGCACCGACCTTTGAACAGTCTGGGCTAGTATCAATCGTTGTTGGTGCTGGTGCAGCTTGGTTTGGTCTTTATGCAGGAACAAGTAAAGGTAAGAAGTAATGTTTGGCGCAGAAGCATTTCCTAAGATGACAACAGGCACAGATTTAGTGCCAGCTTCAAGTAGGATGTTGACAACTACTGGTGGTAGTGCAGTAGAACCAATGTCACCTATGGATAGTATTAGAGAAATGTTTATAGATATGCGTGATTCTTTACAACAAATCGCAGAGAACACATTAAAAACAAATGATTTATTACAAACTGCTGTTCTTGGCACACCTGCTCAACAAAGAGATGAAGCAATAAAAGCTGGTGAAACTGACGCACCACCTAAACCTGAAGATGAAGATACTGGTCCTGGATTCTTTAAAAGATTAACTGATCGTGTTACTGGTATGGGCACTTTTGGTAAATTTTTATTAACAATTGCTGCTTTAACAGCTCTTAAATTGTTTGGTGATAAACTAATACCAGGTCTAGCAAAGTTAATAGAAATTATTAAGAAGGGTGAGATTACAAAAAATTTAGAAGATGTAATTATTAATATTAAAGATAATAGTGTAGAAAAATTTGAAGAACTTAAAGATGGTATGGCAAGGTTTATCGCAGGTGTTGAAACTGTTGTTGGTATTGTTACAGATTTATACACAAGATTAGAAGATTTCACAGAGGGTTTTGATATGGAAGCAACTATGGCAAAGTTAAAACCTATTATGGAAGATATTAAAGAGAGAACAATAAAAGCAATAGGTGATTTTGCTAAAGAGACATTACTTGCTCTTGGTGGTGCAATAATAGGCGCAACTTTTTTAAAACAAACACTTTCTATGGCTCTAGCAAACCCAGCACTTAAAGCAATATTTAAAGGTAAATTATTAACTAATGCAGCTGCAACAAAAGCAGCACTTAGTGCTGGAACTATTGTGCCTATCGCAGGTTTACTACTTTATGGTATAACAACAACATACTCAAATATAACAAATTCAATAGCAAAAACGATTGAAGAAGAAGGATCATTTAAGTTTGGTCCATTCTTAGCGAACTTTTTTGGTGGTGAGGGTGAAGGTGGTTGGCTCAACGCATTGAGACAGGCATTTAAAGTAGGTGGAACTTTTGCTCTTTCAGGTATGGCAATAGGTCTTGCTGTAACTTCTTTCACAGGACCAGGTGCTCTTATTGGTGCTCTTGTTGGTGGTCTTGTAGGTACGGCTGTAG